CGTGGTAATCCGGCTTCCACCTGCGCTTCTATTTTTCCAATCGCTCGAAGATGCGCCTTGAGCGTAGGCTGGTTGTACAACTCCTGAATCACTTCGGGATGAGTTCCTAGATGATGCACGAGTTCATGACCGATGGGACTTGTGAGTAAGGTTTCCACCAGTGGACGTTGCTTGCCATCGGTGGGCAACGTCTCATACATTTTCGTGTATGCCTGATCGAAATCTGGGTGTCGCTTCCGTACCTCGTCGAGTTTACCGTCCCAGTCCTGTTGTGCCTGTTGGATTTGGACGTGAGCGTGCGCGGTACGATCCGCCGCTTGTTGTGCCTGATGCTGTTTCTGATATTCCTGTCGAGCTTCCCATCGAGAATTAGCGGCCAAAAAGGCTGCATAGGGGTCAGCTTGATCGACAAACTGTTCTATTGTAGGCGCCTCATCTTGCGCGGGAGGTGCCTCTTGGGGTGCCTCTTGCTGGGGCGTCTCTGCTGCAGGTTGCGCCGGCTGCTTGACCAGTTGTTGTCGCAACTCATGCCGTTCCCGGAGTAAGGACTCAATCCGTTTAGCGGAACGAGTGCGTCGATCTAAGACATCGCCGGTATCGGGGTCTACCACCTGATTTTCTTGTGGAACGTCTGGGGTGTCTGGTTCGGGCGCCGCGGTTTCGATATCGACCGACTCCTCCCCTGATTTCTCCGACTCCCGTGCCGCTCGAAAGTCGGCTAACTCATTTTTTGGGGCCTCTGTGGTCTCCGTGGGTTGTTCTGGACTTACGTCCTCGGTCGATGTCGCTTCTAATTCAGTTGTCATGATATTGTCTCTAGTTAGTACTGAGACATCCATCCCGGCATCGGAACGGGTGGCTCCACTATGTCTGACACACCTTGTCCAAGGGGGAGACTTACATTGTCTCCTGCAAACCTATATGGTACAAGATTATTGTAGTAGTCTTTAAACAATTCAGAAATATCTCCGATGACTGACTCAAATTCCTGAGCTTCTTTCGCTAGGCTATATCCCTCTTCTCTAATGACTTTGTCTCGATATTTTCTGTTGCCTGACAGTGCGGCTTCTATGAACCTATCCACACTTTCCTCGACCATACCAGCATGATACGGTACTTTCTTCCATGCGTCATTCTCTCTCACCCATTTATGGCCTATATCTGGATAATTCTTTATTACGTCATTGTATAATCCGCCGGCTGGGGAGCCTAGAGATTCTGGATCAACGTTATGTCTTGATCTAAGACTCTCTTCTAGTCTCTTTAGGAATTGTAAGGGCTCCTCATTGCGATTCGGACCCTTAGTACCAAGAATATTACGCGGCAACGCTTTACCAAATGTCAAGATTCCCTCTTTGTCGAAATCGTGTTGGTCGAGCTTCGCAGAGACTTCAACAAGGGTCGATCCGCCCCCGTAGTGTTGTAAGGCTGACCCTTGCGTTCTTCCACTAAAGATCTCAATAAGCTCATCTTTAATAGCGTTCTGAACATCTAGCGCATCTTTGCCACCAATTTCTTGAGCCCTCTTATATTCGGAGGCGAGATATTCAAGCTGCGCTGTCGCGCCGCGGATTTGCGGATCTTGCTCGACGGCGCTTGTTTGATATTGTCGTGTGGTCGTGCCGTATTCCGGCGGTTCTCGTTTGACCTTGGTCCAGTCCTCAGGATCTGAAGACCGCATGAGGTTAATATGTTCCTGACGTCCAAGCCTTCTAATATTCTGAGCGCCGTGCGTGGCTTCGTGAACGACAGCCGAAATCTGTCGACTAATGGATGCTACTTCAAGCGCATGGGGAATGGGTCGCCCATATTGATCGATACGCATAAATGGTCGCTGTTCAACCGGCAAGTCTTCGACGGTTGGCTCACCCCAATGTTTGGCCAGAACCCGTTTTTCCTTGTCGTCGGGTCCCCATCCTACTGGTTGCGTTACCTCGTGAGGTCTGTAGCCGCTACGGTGAGACGCTTGCGATTGATAGTTCGGGTCGCGCACACCGCCATGACGGGTTGCAAATTGCTCAGGATATCTAGCAACTGGAGGCCGGGGATGCTGCCCTGACATATGGCGATGGGGCTCGGAAGATACTCGCAGCATGGGGTCCTCTGTTCCCAGATATCTCTTTAGCTCTCTCCATCTAGGATTGATCAACACAGTATCTTGGAGTGCCATCTCAAGAAATGGCCGAGGTTTAGCTGCGGAACGAGGTGGAAAGCCATACGTGGGATCACCGAGACCGGTGACGTTACCGGCCTTATCAAAGATAGGACCACGATCTTTTCCGTATCGGAATATACCATAAGGTTCTGTAGAAGACAGTCCGTGCCTTCTGCGATACATCTCTACGCCTTCCAGAATCATCTCTGGTTTGTCCGTGACTTCTACCCCTGTAAGTGGGTCGTACGGACGCTCGACACCTCTAGCAAATTGAGTTCTTGCGGAACGAGTGAATGGGTGATACACGGTTGCCTGCGCGCCGCCTTCCATCGATATTCCCGGTTTCACTTGAATTTCTCTAAAGTGATTCGCAATTCGTGGATATCTCCGCTCAAGCCATCCAACCGCTTGCACTATCGGTTCACCCTGTTCCCCCTCTGGGGTTAGGCTTTCGAGGTCCGTAATGAACGATCCACTACTCTGCTTCCCGCGACGTGCATGTTCCATAGCTTGCAATCTGGCAGTTGGCTTACTCGTTGACTGAACAAAACCTCTCATCGCATCCGGAGCTTCCCAATCTTGCACAACGGTCGTATTCCCAGCAGTGCGACCAAGCTGCTCTCCCGTGCCGGCCATCCTGCTCTGCCGAATCGGCATCGCGGCATTTTCACTTGTAAGAAAAAACTTCCTAAGCCGTTTCCTTGCACCCAGTGGAACAAGCAAGAGAGCCTGTTCAATGCCTCTCATCCCTACTTTACCGAAAAGGTTTATAGCCTTCCCCACACCCGGAATATAGTCAATCGCCTGTTCTTCGGGGGTGGAACCATACAACATATTTAACATGGCGTTGGTCGCACGCTTCCCCGGAGTGGGGTCCGGACGTACCGCACTCGATTGGCTGCTTAATTCTTCTGGGGTCACCCGGCCATATCGAAGACGACGCTGGTTGTTCAATTCACGCGCATACGATACCGTTTTGAGACGCGATTCGGGGGTATCCCCCCCGGGAGTTCCCGGGTTAAGCGCGATGATTCCCGGCATCTGATGAATCGCTTCTAGCTCTGGGACCACGCTACGTAGCTCCTCATCCGTGTATATATCGCCAACCGTCACGCCACTCTCCGGCGCCCGCTGAGGAATATTTTTTACTTTAAATCTGGGCTGCGACCATGGTCCCTGAGGCTGCTCCATGCCGAAAAGATCTGCTAATTTGGGAAGAATCTCGGTCCTAAAAGATGGGAAGCTCGCCACCTTGTTTAATAACCCGAGGAGTGTTGCAGCATCCACGGGAACGTCGGATTCTCTCGACCGCTTTGGTGCCAACGCCGGACTCACACGTTCCTCCATAACGAGGGATCGTCAAAGGGGTCCGGGTCGGGATCTGGGTGTGGCTCCTGCTGCTTCCCTTGATCCATCCATCCTTGTGGCGGAGCAATGGACGGCAGACTTTCCTGTCCCGGAAATCCTGCTGGCATCCCCGGCGGTTTCGGCATATTCAGATCGGAGCCGAGCAGCATACTGAGTGGGGCAAGACGTTCACCGAGCGAGCGTGGTCCTCTGGGCTCTTGATCCTTCAGACGCGACCTTTCCATCTCATCGTCGTAGATCTTTTCTGTCGGTACATAGCCCAATGTCTCTTCTGTGTATTCTCTTCGATTTTGACGATATTCATATTGCTCTTGAGATTCTCCGGGCCGACGCTCTCTTAAAGGGTGCATCTTTGGCTTGAGAGGAATATTCTGATCGCTAGACACATTGCGACGATTAGCTCGGTAATTAGTAAATTCCTGACGTAATTTAGTGGTCTCGTCTTGTGTTTTTTGGGCCATAGCGCACCGTAAGAATTAGTATTGTCGTCTATTGTAGGCTTGCCGTGCTCTATTGTAGGCTTCTTCGTTCTCATTGAAGGGCCATGGCGGAGTGTATCTCACCGATGGATCAGGTACCGGACCATGACCTTGTCCGCGATAGAAGCTCCCTAATCCAAGAGAGTTAAGGAGTTTGAGGTATTGTGAAGCCGACTGACCACTATATGCCGGAACGTCAATATTGGCTAATGGTCCGTCTGAATAAGACCAACTTGGGGTTCCTTTGGTCCCCCAATATTGATTAGGGCGCCCCCTGTTTGACGCAGGAAGTATCGGGTCACCCTGATCGCCAATCGCCTCGGTTGACCGTGGAAACTGCCGTGCTGGTGGTATCGGAGCAACGGGATCGCCTCGGCCCATAAACAGATTCTGCAATGATGGTGCTGCTGTCTCTACACGCCCGACAAAAAACTCCTTGGGTGTCGTCCGAGCAGCAGGAATCTCCTTGGGTGTCGTCCGAGCAGCAGGAATTTGACTCCACCCCGGCACCATAGCGGGTTCTGTCCTTGCTGGCATTGTAGTGGTTCTATTGTCATTGACATCAGGGGGGTTTGCCCACTGAGGTGAGGGCATCTGCCCGATGGGCGCTGTTGGTGGTAACGCTGTTGGTGGTTGCACCGCGGCGGTTGCTGGCTTTAGTGGTTGGAGCAATGGTTTGAAACCAGAAGTACGGGTTGATTGCGGTCTCACAGGCCCCTGACTAATATTGAATGCGGCAGGCCTGTCTCGCATTCTAGGACCCTCGTCTCGAAATGGATCGCCGGCATCCCCGATTTCCGTGGACATCGGACGATTCCTCCATGGTGATCCTGACCACCCAAAATCATACTGTGCCATGTAACATCCTTAATACCGCATCTTTGGCGGTTTTTTTGACGGTCGTGGTTTCTTCTTATTAGGCATGCGTCCTCCGTTTGGACGGTTTCCGCGATTTGCCTGCCTTACTCATCGCAATGGCAATCGCCTGTTTTGGTTTATACCCTTCACCTCGTAATATCCGAATGTTACTACTCACCGCTTTTTTGCCCGAACCTTTTTTTAGAGGCATTACTTTTTCCTAGATAAGAGGAGGACCCGGAGGTCCCGGTGGCATCATGGGAGCATTTTCATCGGGCATTGTAGGTCCCGGAGGAGGTCCCGAAGGAGGTCCCGGAGGCATCATTCCCGGTGGTGGTCCGCCCATACCGGGTGGTGGTCCTCCCATACCGGGTGGTCCCGGAGGTGGAGGTGAAGCGTCCCCCTTGGGAGGGACGTCAAGAGCTACTTCCAAATCGGCTAAGTGGACAAGACGCTTGGTTTCTTCCTGCGCCATCAGGTTTGCCCCTGCGGCGTCCACTTTCATTAGTTCCTTGATCAACTCCATCCGCGTGCGTGCAATGTCAGTCTCAGCCTGTATGCGTGCAATGCGTTCCTTGGTTTCGTCTGATTCTCGTGTGCGCGTCAGATCCTTTTCAGCCTTCACCTGATCCATTTCAATTGATCCACTGAGTTCTGTCACACGCTGCGTTAATTGCTGAATCATTTGCTTCGCCTGCTGCATCTGTTGCTGTACTTCCGGAGGAATCGGTTGTTGTTCCTGATCCTTATCTCCTTGTAATTCTGGTGGCAAGGTCTGATTCAAGCGTTTCGAGATCTCCTGATTGCCCGGTCCGTCAATATTCTTGACGGCAATGGGTGCCATCGACGCGGCCATTTCCGGCGGAAGGACTTTCATGAGGTCGAGTTGCCATGCCGCCGCTTCCTGACGTCTGGTGGTATAGCTTGCACCTACGGTCACCGCAACATCGTAACGACCCACGCCCCAATCATATAAACGCTGCACACCTTTTTCTCCCACATAACGGTCTCCAAGTGTGGCCATCTCTGACTGACTATCGTCTTCAAGGCCAGCGAGTCGTAACACCCGTCCCGGACGATGGTAAATCTTGGGAATCAAATCGAGTAGAATCATCCCCTCGTAAATCAACGACTGTCCAAAGTTATCCTGATAGCTTGCCGTGCCTTCAAATTGGGCTTCTTTCCGAGCGAGAATCGCCCGACCACTCTGGTCGGCCCCGCTTCGATTCGGGTCGGTGGCGTCATACCAGCCGGTGGTGGTCCGCAGATCGGACTTATGCTGGTTAATAGCCACAACCAGCGCCTGAATCTTGTTCGGATCGGTAAATTGGGCCACTTGCGGGGTGGGCAATGGGCGCCCTTCGGCATCAAAGGCTTTACTCAGCAATGCAGGAAAAGGAAGTCGAGCAGCCTCTTTCCACATATCTTCAAGACCCTCAATGGCTTCTACGGGAGCCAGCACTTTGGATTTGGGACTCAAGGCTAATTCATAGACGAGTTCGGAGCACTGGTAGTTATACATGCGTTGGGGATCACGTGCCGCACGCACAATCCCGCGCAAGGTGCGCTTTCCGCCCACCACCAGCGATTCTCCCCACATGGGGATCACCGGAATGAACATTCCGGGCCAATCACGCCCCGCAGTTTTGCTTCCGTTGCCCTCTAAAATGTCCGCACCACTAATTTTTGCCAGTTTCACCGTGCGCTTCATCAGACGACGACGTTGAATGACTTCGACTCCTTCAGGAATTTGATCAGCCCAGACTGTAAATTCTGATTTATCACCTAGCCGGACAAGCGCTACTTCTGGCCCCTTGGTAGTTTCCGTGTAGAAGTAATCGGCTACGCGCACCGAATTTTCCGGATACCATTCCGGCATTTCGAGTCCAGTTGACTGAAACGCATCAGCGTGTGTCGCGGCAGCGTGTGGATAGCGTCGTTCAAACTCCGATTTCGGCATATCTTCGACAATAAAGACAAACCGGCACTGTTCCGGTGCATGGAGCGGACAGGAGGGGTCTCGAAAGACGGACATCGGGTTTTCAATGGCCTGATACTTGATGGATTGATCAAACATGGAATCCATCGGCGCGGTCGTATCCCCTTCGTTCTCATATTCGGTCACAATGCGGTAATAGCCGAAACCGACAGAGACTGCCGACTTAAACGCTTCGTCTCGGGCTGTTTTGGCGTGTCCCTTGTTCTCAATATGGCGAATGAGGCCCTGATAGACCTCCGCCGTATCAATATCGGCTCCTGAATCGACTGGGACGGCAAGAATACTTGGTTTGGCAGCCTTTTGACGGCTTAATAGTTGCCGAAACGGCTCCCCGATCTGGTCGATCACTAGTGTGGGGCGATCATCCCGATCTCGTTCGTCCTGTGGGTCCCATTGTTCGAGATTTAGGAAACGGAGATCCTTTTCGCCCTCATCGCGCTGTTCGGATTCCGCGGTATCACAACTCCGCCACCGTTCCAGTGCCGTATTTAAAAATTTCTGTGCTCCACTTGATTGTTTCGCCATAGCTTATCGACTCATCCAGCTTCGTCGCCATCCTTTTGTCGGATCAGACTTCCGATTAATAAAGGGAATACTCCGAAGAACGGTAGACGCCGCAAACGTCAGCGCCAACGCATCGCCGTCATCCGGCGAATCAATGCCACGCCCTTTCATCTGCTCTTTAGATTCCAAAATCACTTGATCTTTGCCGTTATGTTTGTAGCCGGGACCGGTCAAATCGTATTCCAGACGCGGTGTTTTATCAATCGCGCCGCGTGCCAACCAATCCCGACACTTCCCCCACATATAACTTCGCATATTTGCGAACTTTGTCGAAGGACTTTTTGCACCAAACTGCACTTCGACCACATTCTTGTGTCCGAGTTGGCGCAGGCGGTCGACAATCGGGCCTCCAATGCCGGTACCATCCACGAACATGGTGCCGATCCGTTTGCCATCAAAATCCCGGTCAAGTACATCGGCGGCAAGCGTGACAAGCCGCATCGTGTCGCGGGTTTCTCCTCCGGCCAGACGAATCGGCGCGATACTTCTCGCATCCTGCCCACAGCGAAAGCGAAAGACGGAATGATCCTCCCCGCCACGTGCGACATCCAGTCCACAGACGAGCGGTTCATCGCGCAAACTGAGCGCCTCACGCTTTTGGGCGTCATAGACGAGATCACTCCCAATAAATTGCAGATCCGAGGCGGCTGGAGGCAGACCACGCACCCGAACCCGATAGAAGTCGGAATCTTCTCCATAATCGTCGGCCCACTCCTGCAGTTGAATTTTATTCGTAAAGCGACATTCCCGACTGTCAATCATGACGCTATACCACCGCTTGCGGAGTGAGCCAAAGCAGATCCGGTGAAAGGCGCCGGTCGAACGGGTCGGGTTGCCAAAGACAAAAATCATCGGTTCGCCGTCTGTCAGGCCCCCTTCCGCAACCTCAAAAATCTTGTCTGGCACGGCGGAACTTTCGTCCACGATGTAGAACGACGTGGAATCTGCCGCGTGCTGGCCCGAAAACGCTTCGGAGTTTTCTTCCTTGCAGCTTTGGGCGGAACAGAACCATGAATCCTTGTAATTGGTGTGATACATCCGGTCGCTGGTGACGGTAAACCAGTCGCGGGTCAGACAGAGCTTCGTCCAGCGCTGAATCGACGCCCAGCTTTTATCCCGCAACTGTGTAAAGGTGTTCGCGGTAATCGTGCCTTTGGCATGGGGACGAGTGGACATAATCCAGTTGACAATCCACGCGACCATCGTCGATTTGCCAATCCCGTGACCCGAACTGACCCCCATCCGAATCGGGGGAACGGGCTGCTGTCCAGTAAACTTATTGTTGCGGACGGATTGACCGAGATGCTGGAGAAACTCACGCTGCCAGACATCAGGGCCGTCATAGGGCTGGAGAAAGCCCGGTTCTCCCCACGGATACATCATCTGCACAAACCGCAGGGGATCGTGATAGCACTTGGCGACTTCCTCCGCGAGCGCTTCCTGTGCGGACTGTTTCACGACTCGACTCCGAGTTGGGCTTTCATGCGTTCAATAAAGGCGGTGGCATCGAGGCCGGCCAGTTGACACCAACCTCCACATTCTTCTTCGGTAACGAGAAACTGCCGAGCAAGGTCCATCCGTCGTGTAGGGGTGGGGTCCAGACACGTCCCGCGAAGGTGAACGTCGTTCCATAACTCAGCATCGCGTACTGCCGATAACAGGACCGCCTGCGCCAGACGGCGATAGGCTTGTCCATCAGGAGGATAAGGCACGCTCCTTCTCCTCAGGCACGATTTCCACCTCAATCGCGGGTTGATCGGTCAGCCGCTGTCGTGCCGACATCAATCGATCCAGAATTTCCTTATCCGCCGAGAGGTGGAGGCGTTCGGTCAGGAGGTTGAGATGCTTAAACAGCAGGGTCAGATTGGAGGGCTTATCCCACAAGCGAATCCGCACCACGTCTTCCTGCTGCCCATCGCCAGCCGTCAGATTTTTCTTGGTAATATCAATCGAACTCACTGCCGCCGCGAGTTCACGCGGCCATTCTTTTATCGGACGCACTTTCCCTTCGTCATCCAGTAGGTCCTGAATATTGGAATAGGCCAGTGTCGCCGCTTCGCGGAGCGCCCGGTCGGGATCAATCAGATCTTCGAGCCGTTCCAAGGCTTTCCGTTTGACTTGCGGGGCCGCCCCGCCATGGGTCCGACAGACCGTCCCGCCAAGAATCGCCGCTTTTTTACAGCGCTGTTTGGACCGTGTGCTTTTCGCCGTACACCGCCGTGCGTCATCCATGGTTGCTGAGATACTCCGGCGTCATATCCACGGGACAGGGAAACGCATAGTTAAAGACGACCAGCCCGATGACGCAGCCGAGCAAGAGGCAGGCACAGCCCACCGCCACCAGATCCGGTGCCTCCAGCTTACCCATCCGAGTCTCTCCAGTCTGTCGTGGGGGGATTCCACCAGTAGGTCCCATCGCGCCGCATCGACGCATGGAGGCCCATGACCAGAATCAAAACAATGATATCCGCGAGGGCCAGCCAACTCATCCACTCCATTAAACAATCTTCCACCACTTCATCAGGGCATACCCCCCGCCAATGACGGGAATCCCCTGCAGAATATTCTGGATTTCATTGCCGTCGAAGACGCTGTTGGTGTGCCATTGGCTGACGCCGCTGGTCATCACATAGAGCAGGACAATCGGCAGCGCCTTGCTCCCCATTTCGACTACGCGATACCGCAGATCGTTCGGATTCGTCCACCAGCTAGTCACGGAGCCACTCCAGTCCGAAAAAAACAGGCCAGCCAGATCGCCACCGTAATCAGGAACCCTTCCCATGTGGGGTGCCACTCAAACGTGTTCTCCAGTACCGGCTGCACCTTCTGGATCATGCCCACCCCGCCGGTCTTCGGCTGTCGTGTTCCTGTGTCGCAAATTCGGTTTTGGTGGCGTGAAACAGATCCAGAAAGATCGGTATCTGTCCGGGAAGATAGGTTCCCGCGACGCTGTAGCTCATGCGTTCGTCGGCGTCCTCCCGACTCATCCCGTCCCGCTCCATAAAAATCTCCAAACACTTCTCACGGTTGTAGACCGCCACCGTCTTCCCCGCCTGCTCTCCATAGCCTAGCAGCGCGTCATCTAACCCTTCGGCTACCCAGACCTCATCATCGCACGATCCAATGGGATGGGTGACTTTCCGTGGTCGTATCGGCATGTGCCTACTATAGTTGATTTCCCCCTGTACATACAAATGTACTATCTAGATCTAAACTCTAGTACTAAAGCTATAGGGTCGCCATCGCACCGCTATCCCACCCACGCCATTTTCCCTTTGTTTTTTCCTTTCTTGGTTTCCCTATGGAAAAAATTAAAATTTCCATGCACCAAATTTGCAATTTTTTGGGTTAAAATTTTCCAAAATTTTCAGATTTTGTATGTGGCCACAGGGACCGGGAATGGGAATGAGAGCGCTTCCGATCCCTTTTTTGTTTTTGAATTGGGAAATCCTCTAAAACTTTGTGAAACGATTCACGACCACGATTTAACTTGACAGCCTGCCAGACATTTGTTCTCACTTGTGAAACAATTCACAACATAATTTGACAAGCTCTAGTCATGTGTGCTAGTCGCGTGCGTCATCCATTTACCGGGTATGGGCGCCAACAGGTAGACTTGTAGAGCTCACTATCATGGTGATGGTAGAGCTCATGAAAGGAACAGCATGTTGAACAGCGAATTGTTACGGCTGCAGCAAAACAAAACAGCAGCCGTCACATTGAACGGCTTATCTATCGACGTCACAATTACGGACGGTAGATCAAGCTACGGGCGTGATCAACTACGTGTCACACCTGTTAGCGGCTCCGGCTTTGCATGGTTTGTTGTAGAGAATGTAAAGCTTACAGACAAGAAAACAAAAAACGCTCATACGTCAACTCGTTCATAGGTAAGAGGTAAATTGAAATGGCATATACAAACATCGTTCAAAACGAAGTGAAAAAAACACGGTACGAAAAAATGTTGGAGTGGTTAGGTAAGCGCAAGGCGCTTGTCGTAAAGAATGAAACGATTAAATCATTCAAGCGGCAATTTGTTAATTCGTACGGCCAACAGTACGGTGAATTAGTACGGCCAACATCGTTACTGCGTAACGTGTTTATAAGTTTGGAAGCGCCACGATACACACACAACTATACCAACGGGTACCGCAGCATTCGTACTTACAAACGCACTGTCTCAGTTGATCATTACAAGGTGCCGATCTTCGTGACAGTGGAATTAAAAAACAAGCGTGACCTGTATCCAGAAATTAGAGATGGAGACACGCATAGAACGGCTGCCATTGATGAGCAATACCGCAGCGAGTACACCAAACCAAGTAGCATGATTAAATACAGTGAGATGTTAAGTACCGCATGGTATGACAACAAGTAACTGCGTTGTGTGATGTGTGGCCCGGTACTGAAAAGTACCGGGCCTTTTTTTGTGTACAAAAAAATACCGCGAGTGTGTTTTACTCGCGGCATTTTTCAGGGCTCTAGAAAAAGTTTAAACGCTAAACAGGTACCTTACCAGCATCATCCAATTGAAACGCCACACCATCGATTTGAGCCCGTTCTAAGCATGTCTCTAAGCATAAGTCACAGTGATCACACGTCACACGTTTGAGCGGCTTTGATGTGTTCGTGCGTGGTTGAAATTGATAGCGACAGGCAATCAATTTTAATCCGGTCAATACATCATCGTATGTGTGTGTTGTGTTGTGTGTGTGTGGAATGACAACAGAAAACTTCTGATAGCCACGTCGACGAAAACTGTTTATATCGTTTTGTATTTCGGTCTGTGTGCGTGTTGTTCCATCCGGGTTCACACAACTGATTGAAGCAAGTACGGAGACGTCATGCCAGTCGCTGCGATGTGTTTGTAAACTGTGTGTGTAGCTGTATGCGTTTTTATTTGTGAGGCGTTGATACTCACTGGCAGCCTTAGAATAAATGCGTGCGGCTTGTCTCGTGCGTGCGTCTCCAACAACAGACAAACGCAGCTTGCGTTTCATACTTTTGCTATGTGCTAGCTGTAAGATTTTTCGAGCGGCTTCTCGAGCAATGCTTACCGGGTTGCGTTCTTTACTACTGTTGAGTCTATGTGTTGTAAATCGTTGACGTGTTTTATTACTGTTT